AGATACAATATCTCCATTTGATTTTGTGTTTAGATTTTCCAACAAGAATGGAAAATCTATACAAATATGAATCTGTAAATAAAACTGCTACAACTAATTATTCTAGTTTAGTTTTCTCAAAAAGAGGGAATGTTGGGCATTTGTTTTTAGATATTCCTTCAAGTGTAGCTAATGGTTTAAGAGAAGGAGCTTTATTATTTACATTCCCAGAAGGATATAAACCAAAGTCTTTTAATCTAAAAATAATGCCAAGCCACCCAACTGGAAAAACTGCTAGAACTAGATACGAAGAGAACACTGGAAAAGTATATTTATTGTCGTCTACAGGCGTAAACGAAAGTTTTTATCTAGATACTTTCTACTTTTTAGATTAAGCTCTATTTAAAGATTTTAATTTCTTTATACTTCTAAGATAAAAATAATTTAAACTCTAGCTATGATTAGATAAGAAACTACCCCTTTTCCAGAAAAAGAATTAGCTCCTTTTACACTTAAAGTATTGGCATTTATAAGTCTAGCTTGAAATGAACTTATTATATTGCCTGTGTCTGTGTCCATTGATGAAGCAATAACATTAGCATTTTGCCAATTTTTAACTGCTACAGATATTTCAAAATTTTGAACAGATGAAGTTCCATACTTATATTCAAATGAACCATAAATAATTTGTCTATTTGCTATTTCAAACCAACCTTGATTGTGAGAATTAAAGTTATCAAATTTGATTAAATTTTCCACTTTACCATTTGGAAAATTTATTTACAAATACAGTTGAATTAGCAACTAAAATAACTAAAAGTACAAATATTCCAGAATTAAAAAATTATAAATTTTGGCTCGTAGACATAAGTATTTCCATTTATCTTAATGGAATAAGTCATCAAAAATATACTTTTACAGCAACCTCAGCTGTTGGATTTTTCCATAATGATAATTTTCATACCATTGGAAAATATGCTATCCAAATTGATACAAATGGTAATATATTTTTAACTGGTGAAGCTGTCCAAAATGGTTATATTAAAGTTAGTATTTATGGAATATACTAGAAAGTTAATAAAATAGTTTAAAAATTAATACCCTATTGCAATGTAATTTAGTCTAACTTGAGATGTTGAGTTTTTAGCCATAACTCTAAATTTATATCTTCTATCATTTTCTGTAATTCCATCGTCAATAACGAGTGCGTCATTATTAGTTTCAGTAATTCCACTACCGCTCGCTATAGGAATTACAGATATACACTTATTTGGAAAAGATTTAGGAAAGTTTATAAATTGTCCTCTACTAATAGCATATCCACCTTGAATTATCAAATTTCCAATCTTGAATGAGTAACTGTCATTTGTAATTAGATTTTCCATTCTTGTTGGAAAATCTAAACACAAAATCAAATGGAGATATTGTATCTATAACTTCTTTTAGATTAGGATTTAATGCAAGTAATGTATTAAATACATCAAAAATCAAAGATAAAAAAATCGTTTATGTAACTGTAAGAAGTGATAATATGTACATTTCTTGTCAATTACCTAAGAATATTTTAAGAGCAATGCTTGTTCATGGAACTAGTGCAAAAACTGCTATTCTGTCAATAGAAGATACAGGATTTTGGCTATATGGCGATATAACAGGAATTACTGGAATTTTTCTTTCAGAATATATATATATTCTTAACTTTGAACTATGTAGCTAATATTTCCATAATATGCTGTTTGACAAGTTACTCCTTGACTCATCAAAATACAGTTGCCATTTGTTTCTATATATACTACTATTTCGCTCCCAAGGCTGGGTACATAAGCCCCAAGAGTAGCAATTGTCTTATTTTTTGGAAATAATCCAGCAGGGAGTTTAAATAAAATATTTCCTGTTTTCTTTCCAACAAAAGCACTTCCACTATCTATGTTTAATATGCAAATATCACCAATTTTATAAGCATAAACATGACTAGAATTAGGAATATTTAACTCTATTTTTTTAGATCCAGAACTGGATAAATTTTCCAAATGGTAAAGTGGAAAATTTAATCAAATTTGATAACTTTAATTCTCACAATCAAGGACATCAGAATTTTGATTTAAACATTTGTACATCTTTCTTGTATTTCTGTCATAGTAAAGGTAATTTACATCTTTTACTCCAGCTGTTTGAATGTCTCCTCCATATCCAACACACCCAGCAAGTCTTGCTAACATCATACCCTCAAGAGCCTTACCCTCTTCTGTTCCAAACTGCACTATCCCAGGCTTTTCTCTTGTTGCTCCATTTTTAATTTCTGTAACAGCATTGTTTAATTTTTCAGTTTCCTTGTCAATCAACTCTGCATTGTGATTAAAATTTTCTACATTGTAGTACTCATTTCCTTGCGGTTTCATCAATCTTAGATATTTAGTATATTCTGACATTTCTATCTCCTTCCATCATAAATTTCTTGATGTGTCTTATTTTTTAATTCATCATTTTTTAGATTACTCATTTCTATATGTTTATGATATTTTCCAACAACAGCACTGTCTTCATAAAGTCTAGTGTCATAAATTTCTTTATGATTCTTTACTTTTAAAGAATTATGCAATAAATAAGCTACTTGATTATGAGTGTTGTATCTAAATTCAATTTTAAAATTCAGGTGAGCAGGTTTATTAATATAAATGAAATTCTTGAAATTATCTAAGTTCTGAGGTATTCCAACTACAGATGTAAATTTTATTGTAAACGAATAATTTCCATAATCCTCAATTATTTCTATTTCTCCATTTGTGAATATCTTAGCTTGTTCTTTTAAAACTTGTGGGGTAAAGATATTTTTTGATAGTAAAGTATAGATAATTCTGTCTTTCCTATCCTGTAGACTCCAACCATTTTTATAATCTAATTCCATAAACCTTTCATAATTAGCCACTTGTTGCTCATTAAAAAAAGCTATAAATAATAGCTCCTTGTATTTTTGTATATCATTTTTAGCATATTCACAGATTAAATCTAATGTTCTGATTAAATCTTCTTGTAAAGTATTTCTAGCTATTTTTGAAACTTTCTCAATCAATCTATTACTCATTTATAATCACTGTCCCAACTACTAATATCTCATCATCTGCAATTTCTATATTGGAATTAGAATTATTTACTTTTACAAAGTTATCATTTACTCCGTCTATTTCTAAAATAGCTTTCTCTAAACGATTAATAGATAGTATTGTTTTATTAGCTTTCTCAAAAGTAGCATTCCCAGTTTTTATAACAGCTTTTAAAAGAGATTCAATTTTTTCTTTTACATCTGATAGAGCGTATCCAGATTTTAAAATAGTATTAACTTCTATATTTATAGTCTTAGCTCTAAAGCTTTCTATAGTTACATCAGCTCCGACAGGTCTTCCATCATCTCTTTGTATTCTTTCCCTAACTTTCTGTATTAGAGATGAATCTGCAATATCATTGTTATAGTTAGCAATCAGAACTTTTACAGTTCCATTCCCATTCCAAAGAGGTTTTACTAAGACTTTTCCAACTCCATCAACTTGTTTAGCCCATTGCTCATAATCATATATATTTCCACTGTGAGCAGGTCTTGTAGCTTTTTCTTTAGCTCTAGCTACAAGTACAGAATTAGGTTCTTTATCATATCCATTTATAATTTCTTTTTCGTTCGTAACACTGTAGATATTGCTATTTTGAATTTCAAAAGTTGTAATTTCTCCAATAGCAGCATTACCTACTTTTCCTTCTGATAAGCATTCTATTTCTATATCTGCAACTCCAGCTGTGCTAAGATATTCTTTTCTTAAAGATTTATACTTTATACCATCTCTATTTAAAAATATTGTATTTTCTTCTATGATAGAGTTTGATTTTCCTGTTACTTTTAAAGTTCCTTTTGCCTTAGTTCCAACTCTTCTTTTTACTCCAAACATTAAAGCATGCTTATCAACGTATTCATCTTCTGTAGCTGTATCTATGAATGTTTGTTTCTCCCAAAACTCTAACTCTTTATAAACTTCTTCTGCTGTAATTCCAAATGTTGCAGCAATATCAAAATTGAAAGTCCCTTCCATTTTTGAAAGTGGGTTTTTAAGATTATCTAAGAAATTATTTCTTAATTCTATTTTATCTTTCATTTACACCTCCATTTCTAGTTCTCCATACACTGTTTTAACATTAAAGGTTATCTGTGGAACATATTCCTCTTCATTAGAAATGTCAAAATTATAGCACTCTGTAATGTAAGGGTTTACTAATAGTGTATCTCTTATTTGATTTATCATTAATGCATCTTTAACCGTTTTATGATAGATAGTTCCTATATTAGTTCCTAATTCGCTCCCGTATTCATCACTATGCACATCAGTATATCTAAATCTTTCACTCTTTAACGCCTTAAATATCCATACTTTTAAAGCTTCATTTTCTTCTAAAACTTTTATATCATTACCTTCCTTGATATATTCACCAGTTTTAAAGTCTATAGCATATTCTTTAAAAGTTGCCATTTCTTCAACTTCTGTTTCTGCTTTTTTAAGAAAAATATTAAAATCTTTTTCCACATTACACCCCCTTTATTGCTCCACTCGGCATTTTTACTATTTTTGTAACAACAACATAATGCACTCCCATGACAAGCACTAATACCTCATCACCTTTTTGTAATGTATCCTCGAACCAAATATCCTTGTGAGATTTATATGTTCCATTTCCCTCATAGTTTCCACTTCCTTCTAATTTTAGTATCTTATGCCCCATAGCGTCTTGAGTAGTATTATTATAATCGTATTTAGCTACATCTATTTCAATGTTATCTATAACTCCATCAATAGTGTAGTCTCTGTGATAATGAGGTAACAAGTAATTACTACAGTAAATTTGCTCAGATGCTATAACTTGCCCATCAAATTCAATCGTTAGGTTTGGTGGTGGAGTAAGTACCGAAGCTTTTATGATAGATGTTCCTTTTGTAGCTTGACTTATCATTTCACCTATCATTAATCCTAAATCACTCATCTCTTATCCCACCCTTCTGGAAACAGTTGATCCAATTTACTTACTTTTTTAGCTTTTCCTTTTTTAGTTTTCTTACCTTTTTTATTTTTGTCACTTTTTTTAACTTTTTCTTTATTTTCAAATTCCGCTTTATCCATTACATTTTCAAAAGCTAACTCAACAGTACAATAATGAGTTTCTCCTTCAAAGACATGAGCATCCGATTTAACTAAGAAATCTCCAACAAGCCCACTATTTGGCTCTTGTATCCCTATATTGTATCCAGCTTGAATTAATACATTTCCTAGACATTGTAATTTTGCACTTTTTTCTACACTTTTTAGCATGTCTTTAGCGTTTGCTATATTATCTACATCTTTTTCAAATTGCATAACTTGTTGAAATAGTCCAAATTTCTTTTTATCTTCTGCATTCTCTACTTTATTAAGTATTTGTTGCTTTTCATTCTCAACTTTATAGATAACAATTTGATTTACCATATTTTCTATACTTTCTTCGTATGAAGAAGTGGAAATGTTATCTGCACTTGTCAAAAGAACATCTGTATAAGTCCCTTGCTCAACTATATCTATTGCTTGTTCATTGCTTACAATAGAATAAATCATTTTATTTTTTCTATGCTGGATAGTGTATGCATTCAATATAATTTCGTATCCACTTCTATCAATAGCTGGATAAGTACAAGTAACTTCATCTTTTGGAAATTTACCTACTTTTAAATTAAGTTCTCCACATATTTCTTTTAATATTTCACTTGGCTTTTTTCTAAAAAAGTTTTTAACAAAGTTATTTTTATTTAAGTAAATAGAATTGTCATAAGCATAGAATGTTTTAACATCAGTATCTCCTTTTCTTGAATGAAAAAATACTTTTCCAACAAATAATTTTTCATCATCATAAGAAAATTCAATTTCATCTCCTATTTCAGTTATGATATCTCCTAAGTACTCGACTTCTAATTTTCTAGCCGTTCCGTGAATTGCACCACTCCAAATTACTTGAATAAAAATATTTTTATATTCTTTTCCATTAACATAAATTTTAACTATTTCCATAAAATCACCTTTGCAATAAGCCTCTTGCTACATCTAGCAAGGTTTTATTTTTAGTAACTTCTATTAAACTTATTTCTACATCAATATCTCCAGTTCTTTCAACTATAGAAAAATTTAGAGTTTGGATATAGCATTTAAAAAATATGTTGAACTCAGGAACAATTAAAGTTAAAGGCTCTTTATCGTTTTTTAATTTAGTTAATGTTTCAACACAGCCAGATGGTGTTGCAGACAGTAAATAATTAAAAAAAGGAGATTTAAGATTAGGAAAAAATGTAGAAAAACTAATTCTTTCAGCTTTTCTATTTCCTATTAATGTCTTTTCTCCTACATCAATTATTTTAAAAATCTGTGTGTCTTGCTCACTTTCAATCTTTAAATCTAAAGGTGGAACAACAAAGAAAAAAGGAGTACTTGTAGAATTTTTTAATAAAATAAATGTTGGTTTCATACTATCCCTCCTTTAATTTGTTATTTGTACATAATTTTTTAACTCTGCCATTATTTTTTGTTTAGACATTTCTGCAGTTTTTTCTAAATCAGCTTCATTTTTTATTACAACTCCACCCATATTAACATTTACTTGAGGAGAAAAATTAGTAGTAGATGCTATAGGAGCTTTAAATCCTAGATTTTCAAATGATTTTTCATATTCAGATTTTGGCTTTTTAGGTAGAGGTTTTCCAATTGGTATAGGTTTATTTAAAGACTCGACAGTTTTATTTTGTTGTACAACTTGTTCTTTAGCTAAATCTTGAGGTGATAATTTAGCAAGTCTTCTTCTTTCTTTAAAGTCTTCATCAGTTTCTTTCATTAATTGCTCTAGTCCTTTTCCTGAGCCTTTATTTTCTTTTATTTTTTCTTTTAACATATTTGCTTTTATGTACATGATTTTATCATCGCTATCTGTTTTACTGTTTCTTAAATCTATAGTTTCTAAATCTTTTTCAGCTTGTGCATTAGCTTCATCCCAAGTATATCCTTTTGATTGATATTCTTTTCTTAACTCCCATTTATTTTTTGTTCTTCCTACTTTATCTCCTATCCAATTTCCAACAAATTTACCAGCTTTATATGCTGCATAACTACCTATTACATATTTTCCAGAACCTGGGAAAATATTTTCTGCCATTGCTGCTACTTTTAATGCCGCAAAACCTTTAATAGCCTCAGCTGTAAGAGAGAATATTCTATTAAAATAAGTTTCAACATTCTGAGTATCAAAAGTTCCTTTAGAATTTAGTTCTTTCATTTTAGTTGTAAATTGATTTATAAAGTCAACTGCTGTTGGAGCCAATCCTTCTCCAATTGATAATTTTAAATCTTCAACAGCACTATTGAATTCTGCTATTTTATTTTTTGTGTCACTGCCCATTTCACTAGCCATTTTATCAGTTGCACCTGTTGCATTTCTAATAGCATTTTCAGCTTTTTCTATACCCTCTTTAGAAGAACCTAAAAGAGATGTAAAAACTTTCATGCCTTCAGAACCAGCTATCGTAGTCAAAAACAAATTTCTTTGCTCATCATTCATTTGTGCTAGTTTAGGTTTAATTTCTTCTAAGATTTTTCTTAATCCTTTAAATTTACCATTATTATCGTAAAGACTTATTCCAACTTTTTTTAAAGCAGCATCCATATCTGGAGTTGTCTTTGAAAGTCTTGTATATACTGATGCTAAGTTTCTCCCAGCTATAGAACCTTTTAATCCATTATCTGCTAAAACACCTAATAAGATATTAACTTCTTCCATGCTTTCAAAACTTCTTGATGTTGCTGCAACATATTTATAAGCTTCTCCTAATTGTGCAATACTTGTATTAGTATTATTAGCAGTAGCCGCCATGACATCCATAAAATGATCTACATCTTTTAACTCTATCCCAAAGGCAGTCATATTATCCGTTAGAATATCGGATGTACTAGCTAAATCTTCTCCAGATGCAATAGATAGCTTTAAAAGTTTTGGTGTCATTTCTAATACTTCATTTGTTTTCATTCCTGCCATAGCTTGATACATTTGAGCTTGTGCCACTTCTTGTGCTGTAAATCTTGTACTTCTTCCAAGTTCTCTTGTTTGAGTCATTAGCATATTTTCTTCAGCTGCTGTTGCTCCCATGATAGCTTTGTTTCTTCTGACTTGATCCTCTAAATCAGCAAAAGCAGTTAAAGAGCTTCCAGCTATAGCACCTAATCCAACTAATCCTCCTGCTGCAACTGCTCCAAATTTATTCAATCCAGAATTAACTTTTTCCCAATTCATAGATTTAGCTTTCTGATAAAGTCCAGCTAAGCCTTTTTCAGCTTTATTTATAACTGCAGTAAATTTATCTTTAAGTTCCAATCTAGCACTTAGTACATGTTCCAAATTTTCACCTCCAAATAAAAAAGAGCAGTTTTAAACTGCTCTTAATTTAATTATTTTATTTGTTATTTATTTTTTTAATTGACTAGTTTTAAATTCTGCTATTGCTTTTTTTATTTCAGCTAGTTTTATATTTCTAGCTACTATCTTATCGTTTTTATCAACATAATCTATCATAAGTAAATATCCTTTTTCCATATCATAGACTATGTTTTTAATTATTCTTGCATTTATAGCACTATCTGCATTACAACTTATAGTTTTTTTATCTTTTTGAATTTTATATTTTAATGTTCTATTGTATCCACTATCTACCATAAACCCTACTTTATCTTCTGTTTCACTAGCAAAACTAGAAGTTTTTACAGTTATAGCCACACAATCAAAATTTTTATAATCCAGTTGCAATGTGCAATCGTTATCTTTATAAACTATACTTTTTTCATCAGAAGATTTACCATTTATAATTTTTACACTTCCAAAACTAATAACTGAAATAAAAATAAATAGCACAAATAAAAACTTTTTCATAAAACTTCCCTCCTAAAATGAATTTAATATACTATATTATAGCATTATTCTTTTAAAAGGTACATATAGAACAAATCTTTTTCTGAGAGTTTTCTAAGTTGCTCTAAAGTATGTCCTCTATTCAAGTAATGAGCGACTGTACTTAATTTCCAGTCGCTCTCTATTAGTTTTTTGTTTCTTCAACAATACTAACTAAATCTTTTTCTCCATACCCAGAAGCAACTAAAATTATATCAGCTAGTCTATAAATTGTTGGGTCTTTTAAAACTTTGCTTACAACAGAAACAGGATTACTCTTACAACCTAGCTTTTCTATTAATCTATCATCTCTAAAGATAGAACAAGAATTATAAATTACTTCTAAATCTTTATCTTTTTCTTTAGATAAGATTAAATCTAAGTAATCTTCTTTGTTTAAAAGCTCACATTCTAAATCTCCATCTAATTCTTTTACATGAATTTTTATTTTTTCTCTTTTATCACTATTTATCTTTTTACTATTTTCAAGTAGCATATCTGCTGTAATTAGCATATTATCCTCCTATTTTATATCATTTTCATAAGCTAAGTCTTCAGGAGTAAACCCGAATGGATACTCTTCTTCTACAACTTCTCCTCTAGCAATATTGATTAAATCGATTGAATTAAACCAAACATTATCTAAAGATATTCTTTCTTCTTGCTTTCCAGGAGTGTCAGGATCTGCTAAGTTAGTAACTATTCTAACTCTTGGATCATGTCCTTTTATTAATTTCTCAGCTATTTTCTTACCTCTTGAATATACTTTTTCAAGAGTGATACTTCCTTCTCCCTTCAATGCTACGATTTTACTATCCACAGATAGTCCTAATTGTACATCTTTTCTATCAGGTGTAACTTTAGCATTAACCTTAGAAAATTCTGCTATTTTTTCATTATCTATCCAAAGAGTACCATGAGCTCCAGCGATGGTATGATAACCTCTTATATTTGTATCTGCCATTTTTACCTCCTATTACATTTTAATGATTAAGCTAAGATTTGCCATAGTATCAGAAAATTTGACATCTCCATTCAAGAATACATCATCCCCAGATGGATATTTTAAGATTTCCATTTCTGTTAATTCATCTGGGTCTTTCCCATCTAATATAACTAATCTCTTTTGTGCTTCATAGTCTATTTCTATCTTATTGTTGTAATCGCCATTTAAGACATTTGGAGCCATTTCTTTAAAATAAACCTTAGTAACATTAGAACAAAAGTTCATCTTATTATTATAATCACATATATAAATACCTTGCCAGTAATTTCTAAATGTATTTTTGATATCATCAGCTACAAATCCCATTCCTTCAACTACTTTTATTTTTCTAGTATCTTTTTTCCAAACGCTATCGAAAGTAGTTTTTGAATTTACTCCATAGTTTACTCTAACTTTTTCATCATCCATATAAAGAGAAAATTTACCTAACTTAGGCTCAAAGTATTCAACTTCTGTTAAATCACTCATAACTTTATTGTCAGCAGATCTATTAATTGGCATTCCAGCGATAAGTCCTGCAATCGCTACTGTGTATTCTTGAGCCGTAAAATCTCCATAAATAGATTTATATGTTCCTGGATTAGCAAGTTCTACAATAGCAACATGATCTGTATTATTTGCAAAGCTAGATACATATTTTACATTTTTACCAATAGCTCCATCAGTTCCAAAAACTTGCTGAACCCAAGTTACTAACTTTTGATCATCTGCTTGTTCTGCTGCAGGATAAGCTAACCATTGCATTTTTCTTTGTTCAAATTCACCTAAAGCATCATCTAAGTTTTCACCTGTTTGCAATACTCTTACCAATACTTTATTAGCTCCATAGTGCATTGCTAGTTTAATGTATTTAACATTCTTAGCATCCCACTCTTTATCCTTCAAATCAGCTATAGTTTTTAATGTAACCCATTTTGTAGTTTTTTTACTATCTTTTAAAATTAAACAAGCAATTCCTCTAGCACTTCTTTGTATAGCTGTTCTAGCTAAAGTTTCAAATGCGACCTTCAAATCAGGGAATGGCTTTATTTGTCCTACTTCATTTCCCATTAATTACTACCTCCTTCTTTAAATCTTAATTCCAAATCTTTCATAAGTTCATAATCATAAGGTTTTCCATATAAGTTATATAAACTTAATGTAAAAATATAATGCCCAACTCTATCTACAATAGTTATATCTGTATTTCTTAAAGTTAGATATCTATCCAGTACATGCAAAACCTTTTTACCTTCTATTTCAAATGCATCATCTAAGTTTTCTAAGTTTTCTAATATCTCAGCATTAGTAAGCTTTCTATTAGTTTTTGGATAATAGATAATATCAATATCTATTGTCTTTAATTCTCTATATTCAGAGTTAAACTCTTTTTTATAGCTAACTAAGTCAATATAAAAACAAGGTTTTTTGACATTGTCTATATCCTCACTGTATGGGTTTATTTTTAATTTTTCAGAAATAATCTTATTTAATGCATTCTTTATATCTGCCCATTTCATTTTTTTATCAATCCTCCATAAAAATTTTTTAAATCTTTATAGAATTTAATTTGCCTCATAGATACAGCTGTTCTAAGCATAAATCTACCTTTAACAAATTTTGTTTTGCTTCTCCCAACTCTATGACCATACTCAACATGATGAGCGTAATTAGTCATGTTAAATACAATTTGAGAGAATGTATTTCCAGTTAATCTCTTTCCGTTTTCTCTTTGCCAAGCATTTTTTAAAGTTCCAGTGTCAACGGGTGTTAATTCTTTAGCATCTTTTTTCAAATCCTCAGCTTGTAACATTAAAAATTTTTCAGTAGCTTGTGGAGCTTTTTCTTTTATTTCTATAAGAATCTTATCAAACTCTTTAAATCCTTTAAGTTCCATAATCTACCTCATTTTCAGATACTTCTGTCAAGGCTATTTCCTTATGTTTTATGATGTTATAAGCTAAAGGTTTAGATGCTTTAAAAATATAAAGTTCTCCATCTGCTTTTCTTGTAATTTTCAACAAATCATTTTGTTTAATATCTACATTTAAGCCTACAAATAGTTTATATTCTTGACCACTACTGTTAACCATTCCTGGTGTAACACTTCTCAACCATTTCTGTGAAAGCCTACAAGGGATATCTTTTAATATTTCTCGTTGTTCTTCATATGCTCCACCGTACTCATCCACTATTACAACAGATCTAATAACAGTAACTCTATCTGCATGTAACTTATCTAAAATATTCATACAGTCCCAACCTTTCTGAATCTAAATAATTGGCTTTTTAACGATAGAAACATTTCATCAGTTGTGTTATTAGATGTGTTGTATTCTATAGTAGTATCTCCTTCAGTAACTTTAGAGATATTGCCTTTTATTTCAGTTTCTTCAATAGTTTTTAATGCTAAGTGCTCAGCAAATGGCTCTATAAGCTCAACTGGAAAATCATCTCTATTCATAAAGTTCAAAGCTTTTCTAACCAAAATAGTTACTTGAATTTTCAATCTAGCTTCGTTGCTAACATCTGTTAACTCTTTCACTTTTTCAATTATTTTATTGTAAAGTTCATCCATATTTATAACCTCCTAATATAATAAAAGCAGGAGTTTTTTATTCTCCTGCCTCAGTTACAAGGTTATTATTTCTTAATATCTCTATTTCATTTTCATCAGATGTCGAGTAAACTCCATCTTTGAATTGAATAGAAGTCCCAGCTATTATCAAATTTTTATAGCTAGATTCAAAAATTATTTCTTTTGTTTCTTCAATATTAGTTATTTCATCTTGTTTTTTAGCCATTACTACCTCCTATGATATTTTTACATTTTTAACATGCACTTGGAATGGTAAATTTTTTATTTGATGTGCATATTCCCCATGCAAGAAATAGTTATCAGCTAAAGCAGTTTTAGCTCCTACTTCTTCTTTTATTGGGTATAATTGTCTTAAACTAACCTCATTCAAGTTAATTAATAGAAATTCATTAGGTGCTAAAGATGGAGCTGGGAACACAGATACAACTCCTGCATTTGTAACTATTTCTGTGATTACAGTTCCTGTTACTTTTTCTTTTATGTCAGCTCTAACTATATCTTTATTCAATTTATTAATTTGAATAGCTATATCCCAAGGTACACATACAAAGTATTTACCAGCTTTTAAATCTGCTGCTCCTGGATTTCCTTTATTAACTATTGCTTTTACTGCTGTTGTCAATAAATCAACTGAGAAAGGTTGATTTCCAGCATCTAAAACTATTCCATGTTCTTTAATTAAAGATTTTATACCACCAGAAATTCTTAATTTACCATTTACATATTTAACTCCATTTAAAAGTTTATTTTCCATAATTCCTAGCATCTCATCTTTTTTCTTTTGAGATTCTAATTCTCTTACAGAAAGTCCACCTTGTCCATGAGGATTTAAATGTTTAGCTGTTTCTGTTACTTCATATTCTTCATATATGATTCCTGTGTTATTTGTGATGTGAACAGGTAATCTAACAGAAGACTTTTTAAGTTCTCCACCTTCTTCCATTTCTATTCCTAAGCTTTGAACTATTGTATTTGCAGCTATATTTCCAGTAGTAGATGTTGTTCCAGCATAACCTCTAGTAACATCCGCTTTATTGTCTGTTTTTACTTTAATAACTTTTACTATTTCATCTCCAATTGATAATAAAGCATCTTGAACTAAGATATCTTCATCTATTACTTGAATTTCAGTTGCTCCCGCACTTAAAGCAACTTTTAAACTAGATGTTACTTTTCTTTCATAATGATCTATCCATTCAATAGCTGTTGATGTTGTTTCACTTACTCTTCCACCTCTCAAAATATGAGATATGATAGGTGAGTTATTAGGATTTACTAATTGTAATTCATCTAATATATCATTTGATATTGCTTGATTTGTTGAGTTTAATTGTTTATCTATTTTTGGATCTGCAAATAATTGGATATTTAATCCAGCCATTCCTAAAAGTGTTATAAATTTTTTCATTATTCGTTACCTCCTGAGTTTTCTAATTCTTGCTTTGCTCTCACATAGTTAGCTCTGTCTATATCAGAACCACTTTCAAAAGCTTTCTTTCTTAAATCTTCTAATTGAGCCTTTTTATCAGCTCCACCATTACTTCCGCCATTCATCGCTCCTGGTACTCCATTAGCTCCAAGTCCTTTTACATATTCACCCATTACTTCTGCAAAACCTTTAACAGATGCTTCTATTTCTTCTTCTGTAACTCCACTAATTCTATCTAAAAACTTATCTGGCATTTTATATTTTGCTAATGTAGTTCTTTTTATTTCATCTGTCTTAATCTTTGTAAGTTCAGCATTCTTTGCATCTAAATCTTTTTGAATCTTTTCAAGTTCTTTTTTATGCTTTTCTTCTGCAGTAAGATTAGCATTTTTAATTCTTTCTTCATAATCTTCAATAGATTCATTATGCTGTCTTTCAAGTTCCTTTTTAGCTTTTTCAAATTTTTCATTTTCTCTTTTAAGTCTAGTTTCAATCATTTTGTCAACTTCTTCTTGAGTAAATGTTTTTGGCTCTCCTGGTTCTGCAAATAGTTGAATATTAAGTTTAAAATTTTTCATTTTTCCCTCCTGTTTAAAGTCCTGTTTGACTATATCCATATCCAGAAGTTTAATGTCCTTCAGTACGACAATATTTATATTTGTACCTCCTTTCTTGGCAATAAAAAAGCACCTAGTTTTTAGCTAAGTGCTTTTAGTTTTTTTATTTTATTTTTTTTTAATGATAGTAGTTTTTCTAAATTTATGATCCCACAATCTGATCCATATAGACTTTTTAATGTTTTATCAAAATGTAATAAATTTTTGATTTCTGTTTGAGTAATATTACCATTTTTATGAAATATATAAGTGAATGGTTTTTCTTGGTTAACTTTCAAATGTTTTAATAAATACTGAGCTTGATTTTCATCTATTATAATCATTTAAATTCACTCCTTACCAAATAAAATATCAATTACTTTTTTAGCTACATTACGAGGATTTCCAGACATATACTCAGCGACTGATTCAGCTATAAATTCACCATTATCCATTAAACCATAATATGATAAATATTCTCCTGCTTTTTTCTTATCTTCTTCAGAAGCTCCATGATACCATGGCCCTAATTCACACTTATTATATACCTCTTTTCTTAAATCATCTATTTTTAATAATTTCACCATATCAGTATCTGCTAACCAATGTTGTACACTATGACCTAACTCATGTCTAATAATATGTTCAGCACTAGATGTACTACACCAGCCCTTTTCAAAACTCGAAATGACTTTTTCTTCCATTCTTTTCAATGATGTTTTGTAACTAACATTCTTGATTCTTATAGTACCTATAGAAGGACAGTAGCCAGCAAGAGACCCTGAAGGTAGATCTTTGGATTTTACAACAGTAAATCCTTTTAAACAACCTGATTTATCTATTCCTTTAAAAACATCATATAATTTAGTTATCTCAAAATTAATGGTGTTAGCAACATCAACATGCATGTTTGAATAATTTGTTTTTGATAAACCTAAAATATCTTTAGCATAATTCTCAGCCTCTTCAATAGTTTCGGCTTTCTTAAATTTAGTTATATTATTTTCATCACTTGTAAAATCATTATTATTATCCAAACTGTAATTATTCTTTTCTATTTCTTCTCTACCTTGTTTAACTAAGCTTTCATAATCGATAATTGGGATAGTCGTACTTCTGCATCTTGGATGCATTGGTGGATAATTCAAACCAACAGCTATATTTTTTATTTCAAAAATATTTCCATGAAGTTCAGAACATATTTGACTTGTTCTACTATCCAAAGTTGCACTGAACTCATATTTTTCTATCCCAGCTTCTTTATATCCATCTAAGGTTGCTTGATTTAAAACATAATTAACTTCAGTTCTTAGAAGTCTTTCAATATCATTCTTTTTAGCTGTCTCAAATCTTTCAGAAACTCTTTTAGTCATAGTTTTCAGATTAATACCTTGTATCATACCATTAACTATTTCTTGCTTAACTGTTTCTGCTAGTTTATCTGTATTGCTCCAAAGCCTCTGAGAAAAATTGGCACCACTCCAAGGTTTATCTAAAACTGTTTTTATTTTATCTCTACTGACAATAGGATTAATACCCAAGTCTTTAGTTACTTCTATAAAAGTATCTCTATAAACTGATGTTAAAGTATTCTTAGCATTATCCTCAACTCCAAATATCAACTTAGTAAGCTCCATATCAATTTGAGTTTTAAGACTATCTAATCTACTTATACGACTTTTAGCAGATAATGTTTCAATTTCTAAATATAATTTTTGTGCTTGTAAAGGTGCATTCTTTAAAAGTTTGTTATATTCTTTCATATAATCATGTAAATCTTTTTTCCAAACTTTGTAATCATCACCTTTTAAATGTTTCAAAGCTTCATTATAATTTAGAATATTATCATTCATATAAGTTGTTGTTATTCTGCTAATTTCTTTAATTATATCCTGTTTAGCTTTTGAAAGTGCTATTTGATACTCTTTTTCAATATCTTGTATTGTAGTAAAAGCCTTAGCTTCTCTTTTAACTTGTCTTTCTTCCCAATAATCTCTATTCTTTTGAGTCATTTACATCAACTCTAATCGGAGTATTCATATCTTTCATAACATTTATATCTTCTTCAGCTTTTATCTTTTCTAGTTCTCCTTTAGCGTCCTCAATAAAAGGCAATGTAGATAAAATAGTTTCATGTGATACTATTCCTTGTAGCTTTTGAGCAGTGTCTGCTGCTTCAACTAAGTTCTTTGGAACATTTCTAGTAAAGACTTTTTGAATATCAGTAGATTTTATTTTTAAGTTATGAAAATCTATCATAAGTTGTAATCTCTGATTAATAGCCTTTTTAAAATACATTTCCTTTTGTGCTGCTAATTGTTCTAGTGCTAATAACTTATATCCAAGTGCAACCCCTGAACTATTTCCAGAAAACTCTTTGTCTTGCATGTCTGGTATCATAGAAAACTTATGAATGTCTTGGTTCAATCTATTTTTATTGTTTTGAGCATAGTTATCATTAACTTGTTTAACAAGCCATTTAGCATCACCTTGCTCATTAATAAGCATAACCTTATTTTTATTCATTCTTTCTATTTCTTCATCAGTAGTTCCACCCATATTAACCAAAACTAAGT